TGATAGCCAGTGTCATACTGCTGAGGTGCGTACTGGGATAGAAGGTCTTGAGCTAAAAACTGAGAGTCTCTTGCCCTAGGATCATAGCCTGCGTCAAACTGCATCGGTTGATAACCAGTACCTCTATACATAGCCTGATAATCGTTTGCTATATCACCCGCCCGATAGCCCGAATCAACATCTTGCGCCATATAGCCAGAATCTCTTTGGCCTGCTTGAAAGCCTTGGCCTAAATTTCCTGCGCCATAACCAGAGTTAATGTCTCCGGCGAAATAGCCTGAATACTGAGTATTAGGCCGATAGGCATTAGCGACTTGCATCGCTTGGTTCGGATCTTGATAGCCAACTGCCGCCGCTAACTCAGATGCTTGTTGAAGTTGCATTGGGTCACCACGGTACGCCATGTCAGCAATACCACCCATAGCATCCAACTCATAAGGATCAAAGTCTGAAATACGAGCCGCTGGATATCCCTCGTACTCCCTTTCGCTTTCATATGTAGCTCGATCCAAAAGGTTCTCATAAAACGGCCTTGCATATTCTGGCAAGTTAGTCGTTGTTTGCTGAACCTCTTGTACGCCGCTTCCGCCACCGCCACCTTTGCTCATCGCTTAATCCTCTTTTCGTACACTACATACGATTGCTCAAAATCATCTTGTTTTAACCACTTCCAGAAACCCTGCCTAGCAGTAGCCTCTATGCCGTCGCAATTTGATTCTTTAGCGAACCCGTTAAACTTCTCCAACATATCCCAAACCCAATCATTAAACTTGTCGCCACCAAGAAACTGTATCGCAAGCATTCTCTTATTTGGATAATCAACCAATTCAGTCGTACCGACACCATCGATCTCTTTGTCTTCATTAAACGCCAACCATAAATGTTGCTGACCGCTTGCTATGACATCAAATAACACAGGCATTGTCCATCGTCCGTTAGAGCGTATTACAGCGCGTTTAAGCTGATCCTCTACGTCAGGCCATAATGCGTTCAAATACGTTGTAGGAGCGATTGTGATGGTGTGTGTAATCTTTCTTGGGCTGTTCTTTCCTCTGACCCTTGGCTCACGCGAAATATCACGAATAACATCTTTTTTCTTGGCTACGTTATTCATGCAGGTAGCACCCCGCCTTGCTTGGCCTGAAGAGGTTCAGGCTGTTTGGTAGTGCCAGTTCTTGTTGACCTGACTCTATCTAACATTTCGTCTAGCTGATCAGCACCAGCACTTGAGCTTCCATCGCCAATACCAGAAACTACATCTGCTGGAACAATATACTCATCAGGGCTAACCGCAACTGGCTGTTGATCCCCAATCATGCCCATGATCTGATCATCCATACCGCCACCTTGGCCTTCTATTTTGCCCTCTGTTTGAGCATCGGGAACAACAGATTTAAGAACAGTATCACGAAGCTGTGCAAACACTTCACTTCCATATGTATCTACAAACATATTAATAGCAATCTCAGCTTGATCGGCGGGTAGCTGTCCAAGAATAGCCTGAGTCGTTTGCTCTAGAAGTTGCGCTTGACTTGCTTCAGGAGTCATGCCCCCTTCGGCCATAGATGTTGGTGCAGTCTCTGCACTCATAAGCTCCATTAATCCCTGCTGACCAATTTGCGCGGTAATTTCTTTAAGTTTTTCATTTAAAAACCCATATCTTTGTTGATCGCCTTTACTACCATCTGGATCGTTCTTTACAGCCTGCTTAACCTCTTCCACGATTGACATCATCTCATTAATGCCCATTTCCCCTTGACCCATTTGAGGGTTACCTACCTGCCGTGGAGGTTGGTCAGGGTAGGCTGTAACATTCATTTCCTCCAAGCTCATTGAGGGTGCCATAGAAGGAATGCCACCATTAGCAAGGGATACAATACCGCCATCAGCCATTTTATTTCTATTGTAAATAGGAACTGTCAAGTCTCCGTAGTTACTTGCAAACCTGCGGCGAAGATCATCATTGCCGATACCAGTTACTAGATTGCCAGCGTCTGCTACGGCATTGTTTTTTATAATATCCTCCACAGCGGCGGGATCCTCTATGCCAATTTGGGGCTGACCAGACATGGCAAGTTGAGTAATTCCCGGTGTATTGGCGTTTACATTAACGCCTCCTTTTCCGGGATTAAATGGAAGCTCATACTTAGGTTGGTCAACATCGGCAGGAGGATCTGTTGGATCTACTGGATCTACTGGATCTGGTAATGGATCTCTAAAGTAAACTTTCTCCGCTCCAAACCCTGCGCGAGAATCTCTGCCTTGAGCTTCCATAGCCGCCGCTTCAGACTCTAACTCTGCACCCGTCACAACTCTAGGTGGGCGAACAGTGCGTTGTTGCTCAACAGCATCCTTAGCTCCTCGCATATATCTTGAGAAGTCAGGAATACTGCCTCCCGGAAACATTGCAACAGGCACTCGACCCATGTTTTCTAAGCTGTTGCGTTGACGCATATAATCTTGTGGATTGATAGAAGTTAAACCGCCCTGATTATAGCCATATGATCCCGAATATGGATTATTAAGAGCAGAGTCCTTACGGGCCTCATTTACCGCATAATCTCGTCTTGCATAAGCATCTGCTAACTCTTGATCTTTTTCTCCTTGGCGCTTACGATTTGCCGACCTCATATTGTCTTCAAGCATCTCCTGCGCTCTTGCGGATTCGCCTATTACAACAGGAGCAATTGCCTCTTTTGCCATCAAGTTACTCCCAAACTCTCCGGTAAATTTAAGAGGGTCACTCATAAAGTTTTGACCAATATTTCTCCCTGCTTGATTCTGCAAGTCATCTAAAACGCCTTGCTGATAAGCAATAGATCCTGTGTTTGGAGTTGGAGCGTTTAGGGATACTCCTCCCGCTTGTGGCGCAATTGGATTAGCACTTAAATTTGGCGCAAGCAGATTATCTGATGACATACTACCGTATGCGGGAGCTTTTAATGTTGCTATTTGCGCTTCCGTAGCAGTTCTAGCGGCGGCATCGCCACCTGCAATCAGCGATGGATCTTTAAGCAAAGTATCTAAAGATGATTGAGAACCTTCAAGCGCACCTGCCGCCTCCGAAATTGCGGGATCAAACGCCTCAGAAGCTCCTTGCAATGCCTTACCAAGTCCGTAACCAGACAGTCCAGACATAATTCCTTGCTTTAGATCACCTGTGATAGCTGTGGTGGCAAGTCCAGAGCCAACTGCGCCTGCGGCGGCGGCACTAAGGCCAGCTCCACCCAAGATGCTTGCTCCTGCGCCAGTCAGAAATGAGCTACCCAACATACCTCCAAGTAATGAGGCCGCAAAGGGTAGGAACGCTTCCGGCTGACCCGTCATAGGGTTTCTTGTCAAAGAGCCGGTTGGAGACAGCGAGGCAAGACCGGCAACCTCTACGGGGTTCATGTGAACCATCATACTGTCGCCATATCGACCCTGAGTTGCCATTTGATTGGCTAACCCCTCCATAGGACGTTGGTTTCCAAACTGCGAGTTAGGGTTGTTCATTAACTTGTCTCCACACCGAATAGGTTAAAACTAACATCTACTGCGCTGGCATACACTTTGACAACATCAGTCTGTCCAAGACATATACCGATCACCACAGTTCTAGTTGTGTTGGCCGCTAGGGCTTGATCGAAAAATAAAAATTGCTTATCGTTTGCACCAGCACCCGCAACGTGAACGCTTACCCTAAAAGTAATACCGGAACCTGTTCTGTTGCAAATAACCAAAGAGCTAACAGTTGTTTGCGTTAAGTTGGGTACGGTATATAACACCGTTGTTGTTGTGGCCGCTGGATCTAGCTGACCCAATACCTTAATAACGTCAGTCACGAAGCACCCATTAATAAGAACTGAAATCTACGCATAGCTAAAGATCCTTCCTTATCACCTTGAGTTTTTGCCGCCGTTATCTCAACTTCATGCTGATTAAATGCATCTTCAATAACTTTTCTAGTCAGGCTCTCGTTTGGAACGTCATACTGATTCAATGGAATTGGCAGTGGAGTTTTTCTTATAGCCATTATCTTCGACCATCTTGTCTGATCTGAAACCTAAGAGTTCCTAGCCGCCAACCATAACCTGATCCTGTACTTTCCACGCGAATGACAGGGTGTCTAGCTCTAGCTCGCAGGTAAGACTCTTTTGTTGACTGGTTAACAGTAACAGATGAAAGTGTGCTTGCGTCCTGAAGCGGATAGTTTCTACCCTTAACCGTAATAGCAACCGCAGGATCTACTCCATCAAACGAGAAATCGGGAATAACCTTACTCATAAACATAAAGGCTTCGCCATCACCTATCTCAAGGTCTCCAGACTCAACAAAAGCTGTCATAGGAGATCCGTCATCATCAAAGCCGACTTCATGGTTATATAACAAGTTATCATTCGATGAGGTTATAACGGTTGTTGCTATAGGCGAATCGCCCATGCCTGAGTCATGCCAAGCACCTCTAGCTAAAGTTCCTATAGACCATAAGTTCTCTTCATAGTTGTACGTTACATAATTAGTTATTTCTGTATTGCCAGTTCCTATAGGATAAAACCAAGTAACCTCAGAATACGCTGAATTTTCAGCGGCGAATACTTTATATGCCTGACTTACATTTAAATTTGAAAACACATGATCCTTAACGGAACATGGCAATGGCTGAACGGAGCCGTTGTAAACGTTAAATCCACCCTCATCCATAAAATACACAGCACCTCTAGCATTAATCCCCCCTCTCGGAGAAATCATGGAGACATCCGTACTTAGTGTTGAGAAGTCAAACACAAACGGGCCACCAACAAACCTCATCGAGTGCAGGCTTTCATCTGTAAAAACAAGTATCTCCTGTCTTGTTTGAATTGCACCTACAATCAATGATCCAGAGTTTATTCTTACCCCGCCAGCCGTATTGATAGCTGTCGGAGTCCAATCGGTCAAACTACCCTGATCTGAAAATCTAATAAATAATGGATCTAAAGTTGATGAGCCTATAGGATTTGTACCAAATGCAATAACGTGTTGATCAACATCCGATACCATTGTTTGAAGGGCAGATGAGGGAGGATTTAGGCCGCCAAGAGAGGCATCCGTAATGTCAATTGCTCTACTCTCAAGACCGCCAGAAAGATCAAAATAATATATACCGCCTCCTCTTACATTAAAAACAAGGTCTTCGCCAAAGTTATCTTGACTGTAAAGCCTAAGCTGATTGCCAGAGGAGATAGCACTGGAAGAGCCAAAGCCACCATTACCCCAAGCATTAACACCCCATCCGGTGCTTGCAACGTAAGTGTTTAATCCGGTATTAATCTGATACGCGCCAACCGTACTGCTACCGCCGTTTGATGTGTCACTGGCGTTTGCAGTTACAGTATTTCCAGATGTATCCTTTGCGGTAATCGTGTAAGTGTTTGTTCCTGTGATAGAGGCTATTTGATACTCTTGATTAAGAACGCTAACAGAAATAGTACCGCCAAGACTCGCCGCATCAGAAAATGTTACAAAATCATTAACAATAGCGCCATGCGAAACATCAGTAACTGTAACCGTTGAGCTTCCGTTTGAGGCTGAAAACGTAACATCACCAGCGGATGTAGTAACTCTAAGGGGCGTAACATCGTTAAAGTTAATACCTTCAGTAATATAAAACTTTAAGTTAGTGCCTAGTCCCGTGTGTTTGGTTGCGCCCAAGCTAGACCATGTATACAGCGATCTGCCAACGCCTTCATATGTGTTTGTAGAAAATTTTTCCCACCCGCCAATTTTTTCAGGACGACCTTTTCTGAATCGTATTTTATCAGAATCAGTCCATCCTTGATCGGCAGTATAGTCCGTACCCTCCTTACTAATTCCGGGCGCAAACTGAATCTTCTGCAAAGGCATAATTAACCTCGATAAGGAAGGTTGGGCATAAATGGGCCGCTAGGATTTAAGCCGCCCTTGCTTGGCCCACTTGGGCCTCTGCGCGTAGGAGGAAATCCGCCTTTAGATGGGCCTCCTCTTGGCGGTTGAGGATAAGGCATTGGCATTGGCCGTGGCATTGGCCGTGGCATTGGCATTGGCCTTTGCCTTCCGCCCTTGTTTCCGCCT